CTGAAGTTAAACAATCACTAGGAGAAGTACATGGCAGCTAAAGACATCCCGATGGGCGACGACGAATTGGACGCCTTGATGGCAGAACTGGAAGCGGAAACATCCGGCATGGTCGTTGCGCCGGCCGCAAAAGCTGCGGTCGTCGAGTCAGAGGTGCCGGCAGCGGCAGAGCCGGAAGTAGACGAACTCGAAAAGCAAATCGAAGCAGAGACGGCAGCTCAAGCGAAGCGTGAAGCTGATGCAGCGGCGGCAGCGGCACAGGCAAAGAGCGAAGCGGAAGCCGCGCTTGCCGCGCGGGTGGCGGCACAAGCCGAACGCGAAGCCAAAGCTGCGGCAGAGGCGGCTCAACTTGAAAATGCCAGATCGAAGCTGGCGATTGAGCCTGAACCGCGCACGAAAGACGAGCCGGTAATCGCCGACCCTGAAAAGGTGGCGGAAGCTGTGACTGCGGCAGCAGCGACCGCCTCCAAGAATAAGATGCCGATGCGTCACCACATTGACGTTGATACGTTTAAGGCGGACATAGCCATCAACGACACTAATCTTGACAAGTGCATGATGGAGCAGGCGGGTCTGCGCGCCTGGTGGCAGTCCGAAGCGGCGCGGGCAGAAGGTCAGTACAGTCGGACGAAAGCGCAGTTCGAGCGCGCCGAAGCGAAGCTGTACGACAAGCATCGCCGGCTGGCCGCCGCGTCCACCGAAAAGGTCACTGAAAAGATGATCGAGAACGCCGTCAAGATGGACGACGACTGGCTACGGATCAAAAACGCAGTGATTGAATCACAGACCATTGCGGAAGTAGCGCGCGGCTGCGCGGACTCATTGCGCGACCGTGGAATGATGCTCGTCCAGATGGCTTCGGATCGCCGCGAAGAAGGTAAAGGACAGTCGCGCGTTATGGCGGCGAACGAAGACCGCGCCAGCACATTCGCCACAGCAAAGGCGCTCGTCGGTCGGGCGTAGGTCGCTAGGAAAGTTCACTCGTGGCAGCATAAAGATAAGTCACGAGTGAGCTATAATAAGTAAGCAGTGAACTAACTTTCAAAACTCAAAACCTAAACTTATACAAGGAACTTTATGACAACTAAACCAAGTTTGATGGAACTGCTGGCAGCTAAGAAACAGGCAATGAAAAAGACCGAAAAGGCCACCAAGCTCAAGGCCGGTGACCAACGCGTGAAAATCTTGCCAGGCTGGCGCAGCTACGACAAGGACGGCAACAAGATTGTCGGTGGTGACGAAACCTTCTGGCATGAATTCGGCCAGCACTTTGTCAAGGATGCCGCCGAGCAGTTGCAAGCGGTCTACCTCTGTACCAACGCCACCTACGACCAGCCGTGCGAAGTGTGCCAGGCATTGACAACTGCCAGCCGCGCTGCACCGGACGACGCGACCCAAAAGGTTATCGCCGAAGCCAAAGCTGGCCGCGTTACGTTGGTCAATGCGCTGATGTTGGACTCGGCCGAACCGAATACGCCGGTAGTGCTGGAATTGAAGTACGGCGTATTCAGCAAAGTCGTCAACGTCATTCAGGAGTGCGAAGGTTCTCCGCTCGATCCTGAAAACGGCCAAATCTTCATCATGAGCCGTGAAGGCACTGGCTTGACAACCAAGTACGACGCGCAAATCAGCCTCAAGACGTACAAGGCGCCAAAAGCGACGCTCGCCAAGCTGCACAACTTGGACGATTACGTCAAGCAAGAGTCGGAAGAGCAAAAACGCAAGGCAATTTCAGCCGTCAATGCAATCGTCGGTATCGGCTACGCGGCCGGCCCTGCCGACACACCGACGACAAGCCCTGCGCGTTTGTCCGCTCCGAAGGGCGCAGCTCCGGTTGAGCATGAGGACATCCCTGACCTCGAAGCAAAGCCGGTTGCGATCGACGCTGAGCTGGACGACCTTCTCGCCGAACTGTAATCGGTTCGTGTAATCCTGCGGGCCGGCATCTTCGGGTGTCGGCCCTTTTCATCTGAGGAGAGAAGAGTGAGCCAAACATTACTGATCGATTGCAACTCAATCGGTTACGCCGCACAAGGCACAACAAAGCTACATTCCGGCGGGATTGAAACGCAAGCCGCTTACGGGTTCCTGCGCACCCTGCGCACCATTCGTCAGAAATACCCTCGCCATACATTGATGGCGCTGTGGGATGAGACTGCAACCTGGCGCTACGCGCTGCACCCCGAATACAAAGGCAACCGCAAGAGCGACGACAAGAAAGTCGCCGAGCGCGAGGCTTACGCTGCAATGCGCCCCTATATCAAAAAGGCGCTGAATACTCTTGGCGTCCGCCAATTGACCGCCGACAACTACGAAGCGGATGACCTGGCCGGATATCTGGTCGGCAAGCTGTCGGCTGATCCAGCGAACCAAGTCGGTCTGATTTCCGGCGATCAAGACTGGATGCAACTGGTACGCCGCAACGTCTTCTGGCGCGACATGCGCGACGACTCAAAGCTCGTTACCGCCAACAACTTCTACGACAAGACCGGCTGCCTGACACCGTTTGCATTCTTGGAATGCAAGATTCTCACGGGCGACACGTCTGATTGCATATCGGGCGTGGGCGGCATCGGTGAAAAGGGAGCGCCAGAGTTCATCGCTGAGTTCGGGGGTGTTCGCAATTTCTGGAAGCTCTGTGAGAGCGGCAAGTTCGAGCCAAAGAAAAAGGCTCATATCAATTTAGCGACCGGCCCCGGCCGTGCGCTTTATAAGCGCAATTTCCAACTGATGCAATTGCTGAAGGTTGAAGCGCCGGCGAAGAGCGATACCAAGCTCGACCTCGGCAAGTTCGACAAAGAGGCTTTCGCGACTATCTGTTCGGAGCTGGCGTTCACTTCCATCCTCAGAAATCTGGATGAATTCGTAGCAAATTTTCAATAAGGAAAAGCCATGTCGACAACGACAGTAGCACCAGCAACAAAACTGAAAGCACCAAAAGGCGGGGCCATTGAAGACCTGATTAGCGCTCTCGATGCAGCGGTAGGCGGTAATGACGACAATGCGGCGGTCACGCAATTCATCGACACCGGCTATGCGCCATTGAACGAAGCAATTTCCGGTCGTTACGACGGCGGGTTGCCGTACGGTCGTATGATCGAAATGATGGGCGAACCCTCATGCGGGAAAACGGCTCTGGCGACTGAGTGGATGGTCAAGACGCAACAGATGGGTGGCGTAGCCGGCTTCGTTGATTGGGAGCGCAGCTTTGACGTTGGCCTGGCAAAAGGATTCGGGTTGAATGACCAGCGTCCATATTGGTTTTACCACAAAGCGGAAACGTGGGAAAGCGGCAACACATGGGCAGCGCGCGCCTGCCGTGCGATCCGCGCATCTAAAGCACTCCCGCCCGAAGCGCCAATCCTGTTCGTGTTCGACTCGATCGCGTCGGCTATTCCGCACTCGATGCTGTACGACGCCAAAGGCAACAAGCGCGAGATTGAATCCTTCACCATGAATGACACATCGGCGCTTTCCCGCGTCACGTCCACGACATTGAAGGTGATGGCGCAATACTGCGAAGAGTTCAATGCGACCTTCCTGTACTTGAACCAGATTCGCTTGAAGATCGGCGTTGTGTTCGGCGATCCGCGCACCACGCCTGGCGGCAAGGCGATGGAGTTCTACGCAACAAACCGGATCATGCTCGGTCGCGAAAAGATCATGCAGACGGTAGCAGGCGGCAAGGAATTCGTCGGGCAGAACATCAAGATGGAAGTCGTCAAGTCAAAGCTGACCAAGCCATTCAAGAAATGCGAAATCCGCATGGCGTTCGATGATGACGGTGTGGCGCGGTTCGACACAACCTACTCGCTGATCGAGGAGTTACTGGGGCAGAAAAAGCTGACATCGCCCAAGAACGGCTATGTCGAGTGGGAAGGCAAGCAATTGAGCAAGCGAGCGCTGGCTGACCTCATTAATGAAACCGGCATCATCGGTAAATTTAATGCGATGTTGGAACCAGCCACGACGTAACCCCAAGCAACTCCCCTCTATAATCAGATAGACGCTTGTCGGATTATAGAGGAGTAGCACAATGGTTGAAACACAGGTAATTGGCTTCATTCCACCGATGGTCGGCCTTGACGGAGAGTTCAATACCTTCCGTCTGGGTCAGACCCTCGCCAAGAGACTCGCCGCAGGTGACGAGGTATTCTTGATGAATGAAAAGACGAAGACGGTCTTCGGCAAGGCAGTGGTAACGAGTATCGAAACTGGATTGTTGGGCGAGCTGTGTTTGATCCACGCGCACAAGAATCACACGGAAGTTGGCGGCGATGACCCGATTCGGGCGCCGGAGAGATTGTTTAAATATATTCAAAAGATTTACGGGCCGCACATTGCAGAGCATGGCAAGAAAAGTGTGGTGCTGTCGTTACGGAGATTAGATGAACCCATCGGAAGAAGCGCTGATTAAACGTGCGTTAGGCCCCTCGCTGACGGAAGACAGCGAGCTGCGGTTTGGTAAGCACAAAGGCAAGACGGTCGGAGACCTCTGCCGAATCGATCCGGCCTATCTTGTCTGGTTGCGCGACGCGAAGAAGGACAATCGTGACTACTTCGCGTTTCCAATACACACCGTGCTTGACGCAGCGATTCTGTCAAGCAAGGCGCTCAAGAGGAAATTCGAACCCTGGAACGTCGTGCCCGAAGGTGACGACGTGATCCGGCCCATCAGCGATCAGCCACCACCCTGGATCGAAGCGCCGAATGGCAACGCCTATCGTGAAGCATGGGGCGCATTCTAATGGGTCGCGAGCTACATTCAGTCAATGGCAAGATCATGGGTGCGTGGTACGAGACCGCCACCGGTAACAAGCTGTATCTTGCGCACCGCGTCAACCGGCAGATTCACCGCGTTCGCAATGCCTGGTGCGTCGACCTGGCAATACTGGAAAAGTGCAGAACGCGTGACGTGACCGCAATTGGCATCATCAAGCGGGAAAAAACGCTGAAGATGGTATGGCTGTCACTGGTCGAGGACTTCTTTGGTGACGAGTCGTTCGCCTATTTTGACCAAGTTCGACAGCGCGGATTACCATTGAACAAGTTCCGGGTAGATCCGCTAAAGAGTCAGGAATTCATCGAATCCTTTATCAGATTGCCTAAAGCAAGAAGTCAGTAATGACTTATTAATGTATAATAGTATCTTAATGACTAAGAAGGGCAAAAAATGATCTTAACAAGCGCATTGCTGTGTTTAAGCCTCAATTTGTACCACGAATCACGCGGAGAAATGATACCTGGACAGTACGCTGTCGCAATGGTCACGATGAATCGCGCCAATAGCAACCCGGATAATGTTTGCAAGGTCGTTCTAAAGCCGCATCAGTTTAGCTGGACGACAAAGATGGTGAAGGGTAACCAGCTAACACAAGCTGGCGAACCGAAAGAAGAGCATGCGTGGTCGGTAGCGCAGACGATCGCCAAAGTAGTGCTGTCGGGCCGGTTTCGCGACTTCACCGATGGAGCGAAGTTCTACCATGCCAACTACGTGAAGCCAAAGTGGCGTCTGTCGATGGTGCAAACAAAGGTACTTGGACATCACATTTTTTATCGTCAAGCATAAGTATGTAGTGACTTAACAGGAGGGAAGTATGAAGCCTTATGGCGTTTTGAGCGACACCCACAACCATAACTGGTCGGCATTTGCCACGACTGGCGCCGACGGCATCAACAGCCGACTGCACATGATTCTCGCGGAAACCGAGCGCTGCGCGGCCGAAGTGCTGAATGCGGGCGGCGACACCATGTACCACGGTGGCGACCTGTTCCACGTTCGCGGCAGTATTGCGCCGACTGTATTGAATCCGACGATGGATTGCTATCGCAGCATCATCGAGTCAGGCGTCAACATCATCATCAATGCCGGTAACCATGACCTTGAAGGCAAAGAGGCGAGCCGCGTGTCGTCGGCGATTACCGCGCTGGAGGGTATCGGCTGCACGGTTGTCAACAAGCCAATCGTCAGGGGTAGCATGATGATCGTACCCTGGATTCCAAAGCTAGATGACCTGAAGATGACGTTGGAAGTTACAACGAAATTGGAGCGCGCAGACCACGACCTGCTGATTCATGCGCCGGTCGACGGCGTGATCGCAGGCTTGCCCGATCATGGGATGGATGGCGCATACCTGGCGTCGCTCGGTTACCGGCGTGTTTTCAGCGGTCATTACCATTACCACAAGGAAGTGGCGCCAAACGTGTACTCGATTGGGTCACTAACGCCGCAGACCTGGAGCGACATCAACGCCAAAGCAGGTTTCCTGATCGTCACCGACGAAAGGGTGAAATGGCACGCTAGTCATGCGCCGTCGTTCGTTGAGATCGACGCCAGCACCGACCCGGACGATGTGCCGCTGATTGTCGACGGCAACTATGTTCGCTGCCGCATTACCTCGTCCAAGTCGTCGGACGTGGAAGCGATGCGCGAATACCTGACAAGCGTTGGCGCAAAGGGCGTCGTGATCCTGCCCGACGTGAAAGCAGCAACGGTCGCACGGGTTGGAGCAACGCTGACGGCCGGGTCGTCGCTGGAAGACAGCATCAACGGCTATGTCAACACGCTCGGACACAAGAACGGCGGGCTGGTCGGTGCGCTGTGTCAGGACATCTTGAACACGGTAAGGAGCGTGGCATGAACGATCAGGCAGCACTGACGCGCCAGGAACGCATCGATCGCGGTCAGGCAAATCGTAAAGCGCGGGAGGAGCTTCGGAACGCGGTGCGTTTTTGCATGAAAGAGGGTGGCGTATCGCCGGCAGACATCAATAAGGCTGCGCACGATATGGCGGTAACGGAGGTGGGCCGCGTTTTGGGCAGTATCACCCTCAATCAGCTAGTGAGGAATGCTGTCGAGGTGGAAATCAGCCGACAAATGGGACTTGTGCAAAAGGCTTTGCCAGGCGGGCAGAAGATCACCGAAATGATCGCGTTGGCAATGCAGAAAGAAGCCTCACGGGTCGCTGCCGAATATATCAAAACAAACATCATCGTGTCCGTCAACGACGCCGGCGGGTACAAAGAAGGAGGGTCGTTCTAATGGATATTACAGAACTCAGCATTAAAAACTTCCTCACGATCGGCGAAGCAGAGATCGCGCTGGACTCTCGCGGACTTTTGCTGATTCAGGGCCAGAACGACGACGACTCAAGCGCCAAGTCGAACGGTGCCGGCAAGTCATCCATCGTCGACGCGCTGTGCTGGTGCCTCTTCGGCGAGACGGCGCGCGGCGTAACGGGTGACGCGGTAGTCAATGATACGGCCAAGAAAGACTGCGCGGTATCGGTAACGCTTGACGATGATGGCGTGTGCTATCTAGTCAGCAGGTATCGGAAGCACAAGGTCAACAAGAATCAACTGATGGTGTGGCAGATTCCAGCCGCAGGTTCGCCGATTGACCTGGCGAAGGGCACCGACAAAGAGACGCAGGAAGTCGTCTTGAAGATTCTCGGTTGCAGCCTGGACGTTTTTAAAGGCGCGGTATATGCCGGTCAAGAGGCGATGCCAGACCTGCCAGGCATGACCGACAAGAATTTGAAGCTACTGATCGAGGAAGCCGCCGGCGTTGAGGTGTTGGCTGAAGCGTACAAGGAAGCGTCCACGCGGTCGCTGGTGGTCGAGCGGGAATTCACGGTGGCGCAGACTGCCCTGACGAGCCTGCAAGCGCGTCACGGGTCGCTGAATGCCGAGCTGGTCATCATGACAGCCGACATGGACATCTTCGAGGCGGGTCGCAAGGACAAGGCGCGACTGGAGCTGGCGAAGATCAAGCCGATGCAAGACGAAATCGACTTGCTGAAGGGGCGAATCATTGCATTTGACGAGCCGGCGCTTATCGCGGAACAGAAAAAGCTAGAAGCCAGTCTGGCCGACCATGCTGCGCAAGCGGGCGAGCTGAAGAAGCTGACCGACGCCGAGCGCGCCGCTGCCGACCATGTGAATATTGGGCGGACCGGCACGCTCTTGAAGAAAGACATCCACGACAAGCGCACGAAGGCGCTGGCTGACATCGAGTCGCAGATTGGCAAGCCATGTGGTGAGTGCGGGAAAGCCTACTGCGCTCACGATCTGGAAGCGGCCAAGGTAATGCAGCAAAAGCAGGTTGAAGCCATCAAGAAAGAGATTGTCGAACTTGCGACTGATGTGAAGACGCGGATCGTAACCCAGGCGACTGCGGCCGGCGCGGTTGAAGCCTTCAAAGCAACCATGACCGACGTATCGGTAGCGATGGCTGAAATCGGCACGATACTGGGCACGATCGGCACTATTCAAAGCCTGCGCCGCAGGGTTGAAGACTTTGAAGCCAATATCGTCATCGTAAAAGCCGCAGCCAAGCGCCACCTGACCGATGTCAACCCCTGGACAAAGGCGGTCGAGAACAAGACCGCCGACATTGGCAAGACTGAAGCGGACATGGCGACAAAGACTGTCGAATGCTTGGCGCTTGAAGAAAAGAAGGACATCTACGCAAGCGCGGCAAAGGTATTCGGGCCTGCCGGTGTACGGGCGCACATTCTCGATACGGTCACGCCATTCTTGAACGAAAGGACAGGTGAATATCTCGGTGCGCTGGCGGACGGCAACATTAACGCTACGTGGTCAACCTTGAGCAAGACGGCAAAAGGCGAGCTGAAGGAGAAGTTCAACATCGAAGTGGTCAATGACAAGGGCGCCAAGTCCTTTGCGGGGCTGTCGGGCGGTGAGAAGCGCAAGGTGCGCCTGGCTGCCGCGATGGCGCTGCAAGACATGGTGGCGAGTCGGGCAACCAAGCCAATCAATATCTTCATTGCGGACGAAGTGGATCACGCGCTCGACGAAGCCGGCTTGGAGCGCTTGATGGGCGTGCTTGAAAAGAAGGCAAAGGAGCGCGGCACCGTGTTGGTCATTTCGCACAATTCGCTGTCCGACTGGATCGATAACGTGATTACCGTCACCAAAACTGGCGGGACATCCAATGTAGCGGGGGCGACCGTTCGTGGCTTCTGAAAATCTTAAACAAACGAAGATTAACCTGGCCGAAGGCTTAGTTCGGCCTCCATTTGATCCATATTCATCGCGCTTTCAGAGTGAACTGGCTCACTTAATGAGAACGCCAGGTGCAAGCACGAATAAGCCAGAAACGATGCTGATACTGCCGCGTCGGGCTGGCAAAACGTCCGCTTATGAAGCGCTAGGGGAAAAGTCGCCAGGTGGCAAGAAAACGCACGAGCCGGTATATATCTCAACGCCAAAGGGCGATTCTGATTCTCTATTCGAGAAGTTCGTCTCCTCCGCCGGCGCGGCGCAAGCGGCTAGTCGGATGGCGAAAAGTGCAGCCGACATCGCATCGCTTATGTCAGAAACGTACACGACAACATGGACGACCGGCCCGCCAACGCCTGCACTCACGGTAGCAGGCATAGCAAAAATGAAAGCCGAGATCGATTCGTTTAAACGTACGGATCGTATTTCGGAAATGGCAAGCGACATAAAGAAAGCAGAATTGGAGAGCATGATGGCAACAAGGAAATCAGCCGCAGAGGTCGCGGCAATCACCGAAGCGATGGGTGAGTTGGTCGCCAAGGTCAATACCTGGATTGAGGAGACGAAGAGCAACAGCGAGGATATGGACAGTCTCGTTGGTGGCAATATCCAAACGGTCGTGTCCTTGAAGGGGCCAGGCTCACTGACGATCAAGAAAGACGGTCAATACAGCAAGGCGCCGCATATCGGTGGCGAGGAGTTCACGTTGGCCGGTGTCTATTTGGGCAAGCGCGGCACCATTATCGGCCAGTTCGAGCCTGCAACCAAAGGCGCCTACGATTACCTGGAAATGACGGTCGGTGAGGCGGCGGACCTGCTGAACGGCTTCGGAGAAATCGCGGTCGAGTGCGTTGAGGATGGCTTGTTCGTATCGATCAACAAGATTCAACAGGCGGCCACGGCCGCACATGAAATCGAAGCCAACAAGTCGAAGTTCAACGAATACGCCACATTCGGGAGCTGGTGATGTTTGGACTTTCATCAGCAAGGGCGACCGGCGTGGGTGATGGGCACATATCGACTTCGGTCGCCAACTATTCATCGGCGCCACTACCGCAACGGGAAGAGTTCACGTTACCGCTGACGGAGATTCGTGCGGATAACGAATTCAACAACAACTCGCTTCGCATTACCTTGAAGTCTTACATGGCGCCAGAAATGTCGTTGCCAGGCATGTCTTTTTCCGACTTGTCTAAGCTATCCGAGCGAGGCGGTTTGGAGGTCGCAATTCGCCCTCGCGGCAGCCAGGCGTTCGGGCCTAGCAGTCTCCTGGCCGATACGAACCGCATCACTACGTTGGAGGCGTCGGTGGCGGCATTAACAGTGGAACTTGAGGATTTACGCAGGAAAGCAAAGGATATGCCGCAATCGGCAGTTTGGTAATCAACCAGGAGCAACAAATGAGCAAAATGAAAATCATCGGTTTCGACCCTTCAATGAGCAATTGGGGCGTCGCCAAAGCAACGCTGGATCTCGATACGCTGAAGATCACGGTGGACGAGCTGGCGGTCGTTCAAACCGAGAACGAGAAGGACAAAAAGATGAAGAAGGTCGTCCGCAAAAACAGCGAAGACCTGGAGCGGGCCAAGCTGCTGCATGCCGGCGCAATGGGTGCGGTCGAGGGTCGCTGGCTGGCGTTCGTCGAAGTCCCGGTCGGCAGCCAATCTAGCCGCGCGATGGCGTCGTATGGGGTCTGCATAGGCGTACTCGCGGCGGTCGGTCGCGCAGTCCCGCTGATTCAGGTCACGCCAACCGAGGTCAAGGTCGCCGGCACCGGCATCAAGACGGCCACGAAGGAAGAAATGATCGAGGCGGCGATGAAGAAGTACCCAGAGGCACCGTGGCCCACAAAGAAGATCAAAGGTGTCGTCACGCCGATCGCCAGTCAATGCGAACACATGACCGATGCTGTCTTTGCCATTGAAGCGGGAATCGCCACCGACGAATTCCGGCAGATGATCGCCATGTATAAGTCCACTCCGATGTTTACGCGGGCGCTGGCAACGGAAGAAGTTTAATTTTGCGCCTTATATGGTAAGTCGCTAGTGACTTACCCATAATCTATCCCCCAACAGTTTAACTACCACAAGGTATTTATGAAACATCTGGCAACACCCGCAAGAGAATACGCACCTGGCATGGGCATGGCGGTCGCGGACCGCACCATCAACCGGAAGATTACGCGACAGGTGCCGCTGTATAAGAAACACGTTGATTTGCCGCGCCGTGATGACATTTCGCTGGACAAGGAAGTTGCCGACTGGTGTAAGTCCAACAATCTCGTGATCGACAGCTATGAAGTGCCGCATGGTGACGGCGAAATCGTCGAAGTGATCCTGTACGTGGTTGGCGAGGTCGAGGTTGAGAAATGGGAAGATGTGGCGTATCGGGTCGCCTTCGGCAACTCGCTGCTGCACCCGACAGCGGAAGGCGACACTCTGTACGACGCTGCGGCACGCCGCAATGCTGAATTTGAAACCATGCACCATCACTTGCGCCAGGCATCGATCTTGATGTCGGGTCGCCACTTGCAGCACGGTGACGAGACTCAACCTACCCGCAATATGGAGGTCTTCACGAACTGCTCGACTAGCGCGGCGTCGTTTCTGACCTTCTATCTGCTGCTGAACGGTTCAGGTGTCGGTCGCTCCTATGACGACGACATGCAAGTTCTCGACTTCGCTAGTCTTCCGATCGTGACATGCGTTTGCGATGCGAGCCATGCTGACGTTCAAAACGGCACGATCAATGTGCTGGATGTGCGTACCGCGCGCCACTTGTATCACGACAAGGCTGTTCATTACTTCGAAGTGCCGGACAGCCGCGAAGGTTGGGCCAAAGCGCTCGAAAAGATGGAATTGATGGCGTATCAGTGCATTTATCGCAATGACGTTTTGTTGTTGGACTTCAGCAAGGTTCGTCCGAAAGGCTCGCCAATCATGGGAATGCAAGGGCGACCCGCGTCCGGCCCGGCTCCGTTGATGTCGGCCATTGCCAACGTGGCAAAGCTGCGCGACGCTGGAATGTCTCGCTGGCGCTCTGCGATGTATGCCGATCACTATCTGGCCGAATGCGTTCTGGTAGGCGGTGCGCGTCGTGCTGCCCGCATGGCGACAAAGATTTGGCGCGACAAGAATGTTCTGGAATTCATCGCGGTCAAGCGCGGCGGCTTCCTCTGGTCGAGCAATAACAGCGTATTGGTGGATCAGGAATTTTGGGACGCGGTGATGAAGGCGCAGGTGCTTCTGGGCGCAGGTGCAGAAAGCTATGAACAGCTTTGGCGCGACCGTAAGATTAATGCTCTGGAACTGCACGCCTGTAATGTATTTAATGCCGTTTGCGAAGCCGCGTATCACGACGGAACCGGCGAGCCTGGCTTGATCACGGTCGATAGGCTGACCTATTCGGACGAAGGCACAGAGGTTCTGTTCGATGGCAACTTTGCCGAGTCTGAGCGCTATAAGCTGGAGCCGGCAACGCTCGAACTGACTGCGGCACTCGCGAAAGCGTGGCAGGGCTGCCGCTATAAGGTTATCACCAACCCTTGCGGCGAGATCGTTCTGTCGGCGCTGGGCGGCTACTGTGTCATCGCTGACGTGGTGCCGTACCATGCTGGAGCTACCGGCCTGAAAGGCGAGACCCGCAAACTTACAGTTTGGGATGCCGACGCCGAAGACGCCTTCCGCACCGCAACCCGCGCGCTGATTCGCACCAACCTGATGGACAGTCTGTACCGCAAAGAGGTACAGCGCACCAACCGGATCGGCGTCGGCATTACTGGTCTGCATGAATACGCCTGGGCGCGCTTCGCTTTCGGGTTCCGCGACATCATCGACGAAGTGAAGTCGAAGGCATTCTGGCTCACGCTGTCACGCTTCAAACGAGCGGTTCAGGACGAGGCTGCTGTTTACTCGGCACTGATTGGCGTCGTCGCGCCGCATACCGACACGACCATCAAGCCGGCCGGTACGACATCCAAGCTGTTCGGGCTGACGGAAGGCGCGCATTTGGCGTCGATGCGGGAGTTCTTGCGTTGGGTGCAGTTCCGTAACGGCGACCCGCTGATCGAGGAATACCGCGTCAAGGGCTACCCTGTCCGTGAGTTGCGTATCTATAGCGGTACGACGATTGTCGGCTTCCCGACGCAACCGACGATCTGCCAGCTTGGCATGGGCGACCTACTTGTCACGGCGGCAGAAGCTACACCGGAAGAGCAATACCAATACCTGCGCTTGCTGGAGAAGTATTGGATTACCGGCGTTGCGGAAGACGGCGTGACTCCATTGCGCGAGACAGGCAATCAGGTGTCTTATACATTGAAGTATAAGCCGACTGAAGTCAGCTTCGAGGAGTTCAAGTCAACCCTGTTGGCTGGTCAATCCACGATCCGCTGCTGCTCGGTCATGCCGCAAACCGACACTTCGGCGTACGAGTACACGCCGGAGGAAATGGTGTCCAAGCATGAGTACGAAATGATCGTCAACGCGATCAAATCGGACATCAAGGAAGAGGTTGGACTGGAACACGTCGGCTGTGCCGGCGGCGCCTGCCCGATCGACTTTGGCACCAACGAGGCGTCGGAATCATGATTGAGTGGCCCGACATTGCTCTTCCGCCGGTCAATCTCTGGAATGTGCCAAGCGGTCCAAACCGATAAGATTGCCTGAAAAGATAAGTAAGTAGTGAGCTATAATATAAGGGTAGCGGGTTGAAAGACTCGCTCCCTTTGGAGACCAAAATGAGCAATGTGATTCAGTTTAGCAAACCGAGCAACGTCGTCCAGCTACCTACGGCGCGAGCAGAAGAAAAGCCAGCCGTCGAGGCACCTATCGCGGTAAATCCGACAACTGAAGTGGTTCGGGCGCTTTTGTTCTACGCGCGCCAGGGTTGGGATGGTGGCGCTAAAGCGAAGAAGGCACTGGTCGCAATGGGAGTGGTGGCGCAACCGCAAGCATCTGAGCCGGAGTCCGCATGAAATTAACGCTGGGCGACATGGTGGCGATTGGATGGGTGGCAGCGGTCGTAATTACCTCGGTGACGATTGCGGTAATTTTGGAAACAAATCGCAAAACCAGAACTTCCTGAATGTGGTTTGTACCATGTTTATACAGATTTACAGAAATGGAGAAATGATGAAAAAGAACTACCTTGCATTGGCCGTTGTTGCACTTCTCGTCGCCGGCTGCGACCAACCGCGTACGCAATATGTGCAATCAGCGCCGACGCAGTATGTCGATCAAGCGCCGCAATACGCTCAACCGGCACCGCAGTACGTGCAACAGCAGCCGGTGGTCGTCCAGCAGCCGTCGGGCAATCACGACATGCTTCTCGGCGCGATGGCGGGCTACATGGTGGCCGGTGCGCTGCATGGCGGTAACGGTGGAGGAGGGCATGACTATGGAGGCCATACGATCATTCAGCAAAAGACCATTGTCGTCAATCACTACCATGCGCCGGCGGTAGTGCGCCCCGCACCATCATTCCGTCGCCGTTAATTCGCAGATTTACAGAAACAAGGAGAGATATGACAATTACCGCAAAAGTGATCGAGGACTCGATCAGCGAGGATGGCAAGGGCATTACGACGCTACAGCTTTGCTACCCGCGTTTCATCCACGCCGAGTTCATGACGCACCGCGTTTTCAGCCGCAACGCATCGAGCAGCCGCGCAATTCCGGTCGCAAAGGTTATCGAGCAGGTGCGAACCAATCCGGCCATGCCGATCCATTGGGGCAAGAATCAGCCAGGCATGCAAGCGAGCGGGCAACTGACCGGTGTCGAACTTGACCTGGCTAAACGCGAATGGCTGCAACTGGCTGACCGCGCCGCCTACACCGCTGAATGCATGGTCGAGCTTGGATTGCACAAGCAGGTTGCCAACCGCATTCTGGAGCCATTTCAGCATATCAGCGTTATCGTCACCGCGACCGATTGGAAGAACTTCTTCGCGCTGCGTGACCATCCCGACGCGCAGCCTGAAATTCGCGAGCTGGCGATTCAGATGGCGGCGGCGATGTACCAATCGACGCCAACCGTGCGTAAGCGCGACCGCTTTGATGCGTTTAGCTGGCATTTGCCGTACATCACGGACAACGAGCGAGGCACCTACGTACCGGAATACTTGGCGAAAATATCAGGCGCGCGCTGTGCCCGTGTTTCGTATTTGACACACGAAGGCAAAGTGCCGGATCGCACCAAAGACTTGGATCTTTACACGAAGCTGGTCGGATCGGTGCCGCTTCACGCGTCGCCCATCGAGCATCAAGCCTATCCATTGCCGCTGCCATCACAGCGGTCGAACAACTTCGTCGGCTGGCGGCAATACCGTCAACTGGTCGAACAAACTTTTCAATAACCACAAGGAAACACATGAACTCGAAAGAATACATCGCCAACGCAATCAAGACAGAATCCGTACCGGCCAGCCTGAGCGTCGACCAGATCGTCCTGCATCAATTCGTCGCTACCATGATTACGGTGGCGGAATTGGCAAACCAAATGAAGCGCAAGCTCTTCTACGGTAAGCCGCTCACGCGCGAAGCTATCGTTCCGCTTTTGCTCAAAGTGAACGACAGTCTCCGAAATGTCGCGATTTCAATGAACAGCGAAGAGCTTATCAATCAGCCTATTCCGCAACAGACGTTTGAAGCCTTGCTGGCCGAAGCCGGCGTTCCAAACCACCCGTACGCAGGGGTCAAGTTGGAAAACCTGAACATTCGCCTGTTGCACTCAGCGTTGGGTATTTTCAGCGAATCCGGCGAGCTGCTGGAAGCGTTGCAAACGCAGTTTGAAACCGGGAAGCTGGACAAGGTGAACTTCGGCGAAGAACTAGGCGACATTGACTGGTACAAGGCGATCGGTCATGACGAATCCGGCGTCGATGAAGTCGATAACCGAATCCTCAACATCGCCAAGCTGCGTTTGCGCTACCCAGGCAAGTTCTCGGCAGAGGCCGCGCTTAACCGCAATCTGACAGGCGAGCGTCAGGTTCTCGAAGCAGCATGAGCCTGATCAGCCTGGTTGGAGCGCACCGCACCGGCAAAACGTCGCTGGCGCGCGCCTACGCCGAGAAGCATGAGATTACCTTTCTGGAGACATCCGTATCGGCAATCTTCCGCGAACTCGGTCACGATCCGGCTGGCGATTTCGACTTCAAAACGCGTCTGATGATCCAGGAGGAGATTCTGACGCGGGTTGATCGAATCTATGCGGAGCAAGATCCTGCGTTGCAAACCATAACCGACAGGTCACCGTTGGATATGGCGGGCTACCTGATGGCTGACGCGATCGGCAAGTCGGTGCAGGGAAGGGATCAGAAGCATTTCAAAGCCTACATGGAGAAGTGCTTCGAGATCACCAACCGACGCTTTTCCACCGTCATCTTGGTGCAGCCAGGCATTTCACTGGTCAAGGCGAAGGGGAAGGCGGCATTGAATGAGGCGTACATCGAGCATCTGAACACCCTGATACTTGGGCTGACGGTGGACGAGCGCCTGAAGGTGCCTCACTTCTACTTGCCGCGTCGATGTCTGGAAATGGCTGACAGGGTTTCGTCAGTCGAAGGGGCGCTGGGGAGGGTGACGAACGTGGCGAGTCGACACCTTGAAGAGTACGTTGCCAATGGAAGTTTTATCCATTAGTTCGTCGGTCAGGATAAGTAAGTAATGACTTGTTTGTCCTGACCGCAAGTTTTACACTGAATTTGTCGGTTGCGCAGGTTGCGCGACCTATTCGGAGAAATAAATGAACCTTCCAACTATCCGCGAAGAACTCGACCGCAAGACTTTCGAGACTATCGAATGGCTCGCTGTCAGTCACGATCTGGGGAAGATTACAGACGGCCAATTCAATACCGGTGTCGATGCTGTCTTCATGAGTGTGGCGGGCTTGGTCAACTACTCGATCATGGAGATTGTGTCGGCCGCGTCGCGCAGTATTGACCGGCATGACTTGAAGGTGCGCCGGCACTTTGCCAGGCTAGGCGTAGTCGTCACGCTTGAATGGGCGGCCGGGGAGGGTAACTACCGATGGGTAACACGCGCCTCGAACGACTCAATTTTAGAGGACAAAGTGAAAACCTTCGACACGCCTGCAATGGCGCTGGAGAAGATGAATAAGGCCGCCGACCGTTTGATCGGCATGGCATTTACTGAACTATAGGAGAAACAATGCAACTGCACATACCGCCACTCGGTGCAAAGTTGACTCTGGCGTCCGACTGGACATTCGAGCTGTACCTGGAATACCGTAACGGCGCCATGATCGAGGCAATGAAAATCCACTTCGACAAACGCAAGTTCGGCGACGGAGAAATGTACTTGGATTGGAATACCAATCAGCACAAGCCGGCCACGCTCCCCGCCGGCACCGAACTGATCGTTCGCCGGTACTACATTCGCTTGGGGCAAAGCGCCTTCGACAGCGTGACGTTCAGCGTCAAGGTGGGCAAAAAAAGTCATCGCTTTTGGGTGAAGCTGGCCGACGCCAACAACATCGAGCTGGCGCCGGCATGAAGGCGCCAGTAACCTATAGCAGATTCATGCCAAAAGATAATGCGGACGCATGGCTGGATTATCTTTGGACAGGACTCGATTGGGTGCGCCACGACAAGGTGCCGCGCCGCGAGTATTACTGCAACGCGAAAGGCAAGCCGTATAGCTATGGCGTGAAGGATTTCGCCAGAACGTACAAGCCGCAGGTAATCAACCCGCGCTTGGCGTCACTGTGGGCGTCGGTTGAGGAATATGTCGGCTGCGAGTTCGAGGTCTGCTTCCTCAATGGCTACGAAAACCAGTCCGATCACTTGGGCTGGCACAGCGACAACTCGCCGGAAATGGATGACAGCCGGTCAATCGCAATCCTTACTTTTGGCGCCCAGCGAGAAATATGGTTCAGGCGGACGCCGGAGATACGATTCACCCGCGATGTCGTACCTGACATGGATCTGGAAAGACTCACGCTTGGGAACGGCAGCCTGTGCGTAATGGCGCCAGGTATGCAGGACACGCACCAGCACCGAATACCAAAGGCCAGCTTCGTGTGCGGCAAGCGCATAAGCCTGACTTTTCGCGGCTTCGTGGAGACGACATGAGCCAATCGAGGCGCTTGAGCGCGGAAGAGATCATCGTCAGCACGACCATCGGCTTGGGAATCTCCATGATTCTCAACGTGACGGCGGTGCCGGCGATCCTCCACACGCCTGTCAACTTCACCGCAAACATGACACTGCTTGCCGTTTTCACAGGCGCGTCGCTCATTCGCGGCTACGCGATGCGCCGCTGGTACAACTGGAGGGCGAACCGTGCGAGTGACTAGCACATCAATTGCCGCGTTCCACACTGCGCCAATCATTTCGATGCGTGAGCAGGTGTTGGAGGTCATCGAAAGCTTTGGCGCCGCCGGCTGCATTACCGATGACGTTATTGCTCACTTTTCCAAGACGGCAAAGACGAACACCGGGAGAATCACCGGACGGTTCTCGGAGCTGGAGAACGAAGGCAAGATGGTTCGAGTAGGCGACACGCGCCCAGGCGCGTCCGGTAAGCAGCAGATGATAATGCGAGCGACGGCGCATGCCGCGACCATGAAGCCGGTGTTTGGCAAGACGAAGAAGAATCCTTTCCTAGCCGGTATGAAGCATGCGGCGCGCATCGTACTGGCGGCGGGAGATTACCCCGAGGCGCGGGCAGCGCTTAAACGTGAACTGATAAAGGCAGCAAAACGATGAACGACGCGATGAACCGATTGAATCAAGTGGCTTTTCTCATTGGTGGGATTGAAGCAGCAGAGCCGACCGAGACGGATCGCCCGTGGCCCTTCAAAGGTCAGGAGCTTGAAGCCTGGATGGCAGTCGTGCCGGATGAGGAAGACCCAGCCTTCTGCTACGTCGAAGTGATGTCGGCACCAGAGGAGGTGCGAGAGGTTATGTATGACGCGTCCGGCACGGTTGTTACGGAAGAAGTGTTCGACATGGACGAAGTGCCGGTCATTCATGGCTTGTACAAGGTCAAGCTGAAGTTTTGGCAGGAGGGCAGCGGCGAGGATATGGACTTCGGCTTCAACATCGTATCGAAGGAGAAAATCTGAAACTTGCCGAGCAAGTAGTCGCGTAATCGTAAAAGTTTGCGCTATAATATAAGTAAGAACTGAGTTATAGTTAATTCAGATCAACCAAAGGAGAATCCATTATGGCAAGTCAACGCCTCACAAATCAACTGCGTACCGAAATCATCGACAGCGCTATGGTCGGCGCATTCAAGAAAGAGCGCGAAGCTAATAAACAGGCGCGCATTGACCTGACCGGCCGCGTCTATCGGAGGCTTGTCACCGAAGAGCAAGAAAAGGCGATGAAGAAATTTCCTCCAGGTTTCTTCCACTCTGGTTCCGGCACGAGGTACATCTACATCGGCGCCGACGACAGCAAGACGAATCGATTTACACTCGACTTCGGCACAGTGAGCCGCATGCTTCCCGCAAACTGCCAACACAACTTTACCGTCATTGACGCAAAGATTAACCAGCAAGCCGACAAGATCACGGAAATGGACGAGTCGATCAAAAATCGCACCAACGAATTGCGCGAAAAAATCAGCCAGGTCGTCAACTCTGTTGGATCTGTCGCCAAGCTGCTTGAAGTGTGGCCCGAAGCAGAGCCTTTCATACCGGTTGCCTCTGCGCCGGTCAAGTCAAACCTGCCGGCAGTCATCGTCAAAGACCTGATGGCGGCCCTCATGAGCGCCAAAGGCGAGAAGCCGGCCAAGTCGAGCAAGACGTGCGACAGCTTCGCGCTGGCAGCGTAAGAATTCGTTTTAACCTTCACAACAACAGGAGAAGTAAAGATGGCAAAAGTAACATTGTTCCGCACCACCGACGGCCAACTGCACGAAACAGAGGCGGCTCACGACGCTCACCAGCGCCGGCTGCGCGCTAAACCGGCACTGGAGGCGCTAGTCGAGAATACGCTTTGGTCATTCAACGCGATCGAGGCGAATGGCGGCAAGGACAAAGATATTATATTCCGTGACCAGCTTGCCAACTTCATCAACGACCACGCCGACAACATTCGCAAGATCCTGACGGACTCGCTGACGGCCAAGCGCGCACCACGCAAGCTGAAGTCAGTTAAGCCGGCTACCACTGTCGCGACACAATCCGCCGCGTTCGTAGCCGCATCGAGCGATGTTGCCGGATCGGTCGATGCGGCGAAGGCACACCCGTTTCCAGGCGAGCAATACTTTCTGAACGCGGGCAACAAGGCGGCAGCCTAACCGTTTAACCACGTCCTCGTCGGTAAGTAATCGGTGAGGTATTAAATTTTAGAGGAACACATGAAAGACTACTTTCGCTTCGTCGCCATCGTCCTGCTGATTATCTTGACGCTTGGGCTATTCGGTTTCGCCGGCAACCTACTGGGCTTCTTCAGCTTCGCCTTCTTTGCACCAAAGGTCGAGCAGGTTCGCTACAACACGTTCAAGAACGGTCAAGCCTACAACGACGGAATGATGCACGACCTGGAAGACGTGAAGATGGAATACAACAACGCCACCCCAGACCAGAAGGTCATGTTGCGCGCCATTGCTTTGCGCCGTTTAAGCGTCTACGACACCAACAGGTTACCGCCTGACCTTCAACAATTCTCCCTCCAACTTCAAGGAAATGCCCAATGAAAAAACTAACCCTCGCTTTCGCCGTTATATTCACTCTGGCCCTTGCCGGCTGCGAAGAGCAATCCCCGCGTCCGGTGCCGGCCGATGTCCAGCAACGCCAGCAGCAGGAACAAATCTCGCAGCAAGGCAACGCCGTCGTCGGCATGCCTGCCATCACACGCTTCGCCGAGAAGAAAATGATGCGCGATATCCTCGAAATGCGCGACAAGATGGTGCCAACCACCACGTACACGCTGGACATGAATGGCAAGCTGCACAAGCTCTGCGACAGCCTGGGCTTCGGGCTGCCAGGGGCTACGCAGTACACCAACCCCGCCAAGATCGACTGGCGCGGCGACAGCACTCACGGCTATGCCAGCGGCGTGATTCCGCAGGCAGACCCCAATGGCTTATTTTCACCTTCGTCCGATGAGGGAACTTACGTTATGTGTAAAGACCCGCATAGCGACAAAATTGCGCCGGTTCGCATGGAGCCACGCACGATCATAAGTCCGTTCCCGCTGGACTGAGCCTTTACCCTGCCGATAGTTCGCTATCGGCACGAGTAAGAGTTTAGACGTTCAATCACAGGAGAAAAGCATGACCACAGCAGCAAAGATACCGCAGCTTGGCAATACCGTTCGTGACACCATCACGGGCTATACGGGTATTGCCGCGCAACAGTTGGAGTTAATCAGCGGCACGATCCAATTCGCCGTTCAGCCCAAGATCGACAAGAAGGCAGAGAGCGGGAAGTATCCCGACGCCACCAACATCGACGTGCAGATGTTGGAGTTCGTAGACGATGGTGTGGCCGCCCGCGTCACGCAGCCGACGGCAATCATACCGTTCGAACTTGGCAATACCGTCAAGGACACAGTAACGGGATTTACTGGAATCGCTACCGGCAAGCACACCTTCATCAATGGCTGCGTCTACTTTTCGGTAACGCCGCCAATGTCGAAGGAAGACAAGGAAAAGGGCACCCAACCGGAAGCTGGCTTCTTTGACGCCGGCAGGCTCGCACGTACCGGCAAGGGCGTTGCGCAAAGCTATGTCAAGGCGCCAGAGGTGGAGAAGACAAAAGAACGACCAGGCGGGCCATCCACGCGCGCACGTCGCGCTAATTAGATTGTGAACTTGCCTGCGGCCCGACGCGAGCGCCTGGGTCGCAACTTCAGAATGTAGTCATTCGATCAACGAGAGGTAAATTATGTTTTCATTTGGATCGCACTTAATCGCTTATCAGATGTGGTGCCAGTGGGTGTTGAACCCCTGGATGAATGCCGTCGAAGTCGGGATGAACGTCGCTAACGCGGCCAAAGTCACGATTGCCGAGATCGAATCGTGACCCGCATTCTTGGACTGGATCTTGAAACAACCGGACTGGAGCAAGACAAAGGCCACCGGATCATCGAGATCGCTTGCCTGACGTATGACTCCGACACGCGGGAACTCCTGGACAGCTATGTGCAACGAATCGACCCTGAAAGACCAATTGACGCGAAAGCGCAAGAGGTACACGGGATCAGCTATGCCGAGCTTGTGGGGCAGCCAAAGTGGGAAGCTGTCGCACCGATAGTTGCAAGCAAGATGGCGGGCGCACAGATCATGATTGCGCACAATATGAACTTCGATGGCCCGTTCATCGGCGCTGAATTGCTGCGCATTGGTTTGACACTGCCGGACATCTTGCCGTTTTGCACAATGGCGAGCGCTCGCTGGGCCTGTCACGATGGCAAGTTTCCGAAGCTGGGCGAACTGTGCTTTGCGCTCGGCGTTGAGTATGACCCATCGAAGGCGCATGGAGCGTCATACGACGTTGAGGTCATGATGGAATGTTTCTGGCGCGGCCTTGATCGCGGATTCTACAAAACGGAGGCAACATGACGAAAATGCCATTTCAAACGCCAGTTGATATCACAGATCGTCACTATTTGGTCGCCACCGACCGGGAATTAATTTGCACGATTGGCGACGCCACGCCGGAAGAAAAATGTTGCATTGTTACAGCAATCAACGCACACGAGGATTTGGTTATGGCACTGCAAGGTTGCTTGACGATTATCGACATCTACCGGCGCGTGTCAGGTGGTGACGGGGATTTGACTGCGGCGGTAGCACGAGCAGCGCTCAAGAAAGCTGGCGCGTTATGAAGCCGGCCGAGCGCACCATTACCTATGTCGTGTATCCAGCCAGTTACCGGCCAGGAGGCGATCGCAAGAATGCCAAGACCCTAACGCAAGCAAGGAGGCAGGCACAAAGGTACGGGGTCGGCGCGCAAATCTGGCGCAACATCGTCACCAGCCACAACAGAAAGGCGAAAGCTGACCGCCGCGCCCGTGTGTCAAGTTGCTCGAATTTCTCGCACTTTTCGACGTTGAGGATTCTATGATCGACCAATACATCGAGGCGGAAATTCTACTGGCGGATTTGCTTGGTTACAAGTGGATACCCGGCACATCGAAGCACCGGACAGGCGCGACGTGGGAAGAATGGGAGTGGATAGGGCCGGTAGGATACGTTCATCCGAAAACTTCGTCATTGACTCAGCCGTGCCGGAACAATGGGGATGCCTTTGAGCTGATGACCGAGCATAAGTGTGAGCTGGTCTATATGGCGGACTGCATTCTCATTGCGACAAACTGCGGGCCTGCGGCGGAAGGCACAAATTACGACGAGCATCCTGACATCATGGCGGCAAGTCGCTTTGCGATCGTTAAGGCGGTGATCGCGAAATTGGAGTCGAAATGACCACGGTCAACTTGAACGACACATTTGCTGCCACGTTGACCGAAACCGGCGCGATATGGTGGAACGCGGCCTTCGACAATATACCGGCTCAGTATCGCTCGCCGCCTGCGAAAGCTGGCGACGTAATCAAGATTCAATTGTGGGTGCTGATGCAGGTCTTTGGCACTATGATTTTCATGGGAATGGCCGAATTGCCATTTCAAGGCAACGTAATCGAGCGAATGGAATAAAGAATAATGGTCAAACCGCAACCATCGGCGGTTGGTCTTCGGGCCTGATGCACCTCCGCGTAGCTGACACGCGTATTACGATGGATCAGCGAACAGTAGCCAAAAGCTGCGCATGGGTAGCGCGGTAATCTGATTTTGGCTTTTATGAATTGAAAGGACGATTATGAGCAAAGCGAAATACATCAACCGCGAAGGCGCTCACATCCCTTTGGTGGCCTGGACAAAGCTGCAAGCGGACGAGAGTTACCGCACCGTCCGGCAATACGACAATGGCGTCGTCCAAGTGACACTGCTCTGGTCAGGTAGGGTAAGCGCGTCCGATGCGCAAACCTACGAGGAATATTGGCCCGTGTACATCTTGCTGGTCAAGAACTATAAGCCAGACGGCAGCTTGGCTGTTGATCCGGCAGATAGTGACAAGACATTCCCGAATGAGGGGAAGGGTATCGCCGCCTACGAGGAGTTCCTGGTGAAGTGGACGGAATGCGAAACAAGCGAGCATACTGGCGAATTCATTGAAGAGGGTAACGACTTGGCGCCAATAGTGCCGCCGCCACCTCCAGATCCGAACAAGCCGCAAACCGAAGCGGTAGAGCTTGGCAGTACGGGAGCATGGTAATGGAAAATCTACGCAAAATCGTTTGCTCCGCAATTCGGCAGACATACAAGACAGAAGTAATCATCGTCGTCGGCCGTCGTCATTGGGACGCTACGATGCATGCGACATTAGACAGGCTAAACGCGCATCTATCGCCGCCGTCGTTCTGGGATCAAGGCTTCATCGACCAGAAAGGCGTCTTTCTTAACAGAGAAGAGGCTTGGATTGTCGCCGAAGCGGCGGGTCAAATCATCCGACGGGTGGGTGGCGACGGCATCGAGCTGTACAGCGAAAACCTTTACTGAGCCAGACGCTCCGATACTTTCTTTCGAGGACTTTGGCGACCTACGGGTCGCCTTTTTTTCATGACGCTGCTAGAATGAAAATTCGTCAACTAATGGAGATCGATATGTCGTATGGGCCATATGCAGGGAATAAGTTTAAGGTGGATGAGGACATCAGTGTCGGCTTGGCAAGCGGAGACAAAATAGTTGGCAAGTTTGTTGAAGCCAGCGGACATACCTTAATAGTGAAAGTAACCGATGGCTCGAAGGTTTACTGCAATATGGACCACGTAGAATCTATGTGTTAAGTTATTTTCAGCATCACCGGACAAGGCAACTTCGGTTGCCTTTTTCTTTGCCTGTCATTCTCCAAAGTAGGTGCGCTAGTCGCGCGCCCACAAATTGTCATCAGTCAAAACGCAGCCGTTAGCCGACACGGACGTAGCCTGCATTTCCCGTTACTGTGCCGAAGGTGGGGCGTCATACTTCAATCATCGAAACAACAAGCAGACTAAACAAGCGGGGCAGGTAAAGAAAAGCAGCCAAGTGATTCAGTTGCGACGCCACTACCCGATTGAGAAACTGATTGTGTTGTATCGAAATTAGCGCAATTCAACCTATTGAGGAGATTCACATGACATTAGCAACAAACGCCGCAGTTGAAGTTCTCGTTGGAGACGACAGCAACATGATCGACGAATTGCTCGCCGGTCTGTCCGACGAGATTGAAATTGAAGGCTTCAATGCCGACGGCGGGGAAGTGATCGAGTCGGTGATCGAAGCCGCGATGCCTTTGGTCGACGAAGCCGCGCTCGAAGCCGCTATCGAGGGTGTTGAGCGTAAGGAAGCGAAACAGGCGCTTTACGCCCAGCAGAAGTCGAATGACGCCAGCGATGGTGTTGCGCCAGAAACAACGGTCGAGAGCTTGACGACCCCGGCAGATCCAAAAGCGAAGAAGTCGAAGGAGGCCAAGCAACCGAAGCCACCAAAGGAGCCGAAGGAAAAGAAGGCGCCGGTGCCGACCTCGGTCTCACACAAGCCAGGCGATCTGTTGCTTGCCAAGCTCGGTGCCGCCGCAAACGACTACTTGGTCTTCAGCTTGGCAGACGCCGGTTCGTTATCGAACGAGGAACTGGCGGTAAAGCGCGCTGAATTCGTCGAAGTCATGAACAACCGGGAAGGCATTGCCATCAAGGTTAAGGAAAAGGCGATTCAGCTCTTCACGACACTGGTCAAGGGTGGACAGATGAACAAGGTCATGGCTGCGGCCTTCATGTTGTTGGCGACAGAGGGTAGCTTGACATCGGGCGGCAAGGGCAACTTGGAGACAGCATTGCGCGCATCCGGTTTGTCCGAGCGCACGTCGGCATCGCAAAGCAATCAAATCTTCATGCTCTTGCCGCTGTTGAATCTGACGGTCAAGTCCAAAGGGGTCATGTCACCAAATCCCGATAGCGCCTTGCTGCCGACGATCTATGCGAATCAAGGCTTGACGCAAGCGGTTTAATTGAACAGGGAAGGGCGGCCGGCACCGCCCGATTCAACCACATAGGAGAATGAAATGATCGACAAGTCCAAACTCGAAGCGTTGCCGGCAGAAGCCCTATTCAAGCTGAAGGCGGCGATTGATGAGGTGGCAGAAAAGCGCAAGCGCCAATTGTTCAAGACAGGCGCGGCGGCGACATTCACCCATTCGACAACGGGCGAGAAAATGCGCGTAATCGTAATGCGCGTCCACACCAAGAACATTAGCTGCGTAGAGGCTGACGCACACGGCATGCCGCTCTACAACAAGAAATGGCGCATCGACCCGGCGTTCCTGATGCCGTATTTCGCACCGAAGAAGCCAACGATGCCGGCTGCGGGAGTCGGAAATGATAGACCCGCGCAGATCGCCGCATGGTAGACCAGGAGCCGCAGGCTCCTTTTGTTTGGTCGATTCGCATCCTTGGCTTAGTGAAAGCCCATGCCGAACTGCTCGCCAATATGCGCGGCAGGGTTCTTGTCCTTGATGTTGGACAGGTCAAGAATCTTCCGTAGTGGAACTTTGCCATATTGAGGCTTGCCGCCTCGAATTACTAAGGTGAAGTCGAACTGTTCCTCGATGTCGTCGTAAGCGGTCAGCGTGACGACCGAGCCTGCCACTTCTTCAGGTGTGTATTTCTTCATTTTTCGCCTTCTGCATTTACGATTTTCTGTAATTCTATCGCAGAAGCGACCATAGCCAATGACCAGATCGCGCTGTGCCGCATAGGATTGGTCTGGTCGGTATCTGTATAGCGGTCGATGCTTCCAGCGCTCAAAGCGCGTTTAAATCTAAGGCTCGCTTTTGTCGGTTGGTAGCATGGCAAGCCGCGCTAAATTGGCTGCCGCCTGCTCACTGAATCCGTTTTCGATAAGTTCGCGCCTGAGTTCGTCTGGTGTTTCGGCGTGTATATGCATTGGGTCTCCAGCCAACACCGATACGTCGGTATCGGCAGCGCCGTCGCCTAGCATCCCATCTTCGATGAAGGTGGTTTCAACACGCAGCGAACGGCCTTGCTCATCGTTGTGTTCCTTCAATACAACCGTGCGCCCATCTTCGGTGCCAGTATGAATGTGACTCCAGCCATGTGACATATTCTTCTCCAGTAATGTGGGCGCTAACATTAGCGCGGAGGGTAATCATACCTGAAACGTATCCTGCTTGCCGCCGACACTTGCTTTGGAAAATAAGTCATCAGTGACTTGACTACGATTGAAATGTGTAAGACAATTCGAGCATTGGATAAGTAATTGGTGACTCACTATTGCCAATAACCGAACGAGATAATGAATTTGTCGCGACGTGCGACACAACGGGAGAAAGAATATGACATTGGACACGGTACAGGTAAGCATTGCGCCAGGTGACGCGCTTGCCATTCTGAAGAAACTGGATGACCGAGGCGAGACTTGGCAACTGATGGGTCTTGCAAGCGGCGGCGAATCGAGCTACACGCTGGAGCTGAACGTCGACGGCTGCGACGGCCCGACATGTATCGTCTTGCGCAACGACGGAACCTGGACAGCATCAACACACATTAGTCTCGGAGAGGCGAAATGAGCGACAAGATCACAAGTGCGGATCTGAGCGACCAACTCTCCGGCTATCACGGTGGCGATCAGACCTATTTTCACAATCTTAATCAAAACGTCATCTACACGTCTGGCGTTCGACACTTTGCGCAGTCGGCAGGCGCCTACTGGTTCCTCGACATCCTCGCTACCGAGCCGAAGATTCGTCGCCAGGGGCAAGACTTTGCGCTGATCTTGCTGACCGTCAAGGACAAGAAGGCGAAGATCATCGTCACCGACGGCAATGACGGTACGCCAGGCATCTTCAAGCGCAACATCGATTTCACCGACTGCCCCGAAGGCGAATGGAAGTTCTACTTCGAGAACGGCACAATCATGCTGCCAGGGGAGCGTTGACATGGATCAGCAAATAAGGCCCGCATTCGACGAAAAGAAGTTCTTGGAGAATCTGGTGCTGGATGAGCATCGCGAGGCGTATGCGCGAATGGACAAGCAACAGCAGATGGTCGTCCGATTCGCCTACAACGCCGGTTGGTTCAGAGCGGCGAGCGTGCAATGAGCCGAGCGGACATCCAGGTATCGGTCGGCGGCCTACGCCAGAAGTTCATCGACGGAAGCGCACCGACAGCGGAATACCTCGAACGTGTTTTCGCGATGGTTGGCGAATGCGCCGAAATCGAAGAGCGGGTTGGCGACTTGGAACTCGAAGACTATCTTGCGGAGCGGCGCCCATGAGCAACGATTACGACCTCAAATGTCCAAAATGCGGGCAGCGCAACAAGTTCGCAATAGTCGCGCACCACACAATCAACATCAATGGCGACGACATCGACCATGACGACAGCTTGACATGGGAAAACGACGATACGATTTCCTGCGGCAAATGCAGCCATCAGGGAACTGTCAAATCATTCGAGGAGGACTGATATGGGACTTGGCCCAACCAAACGTATGCGCGGCACGTCCGAGCGAAAACTTCGACGCCGGCGTTTTGTTGCGTGGGGCGATTTCGCGAAAAATAACGCCAGAGGTGAGTCCGCCAAACTACATTGCGCCGGTGTTGATGAATTGAATATGACAGCGATTGCGCGCCGACGCGGGAACGTGCCACTGGCGCGGTACTGCGTGCGCTTCTCCAAACGCTTTCGCGAGCTGGCCGGCAAGGTGCTGCCATGAGTCTTGGCCCAATCAAAAACGGCAAGCACATGCCGATCACGCCGCGAGACGGCAAAGCGTGGTGTGATGTCGTCAAGAAAGAGCGGCTGCCGAAGCCGCCAGCACCAACCGGCAGCTATTTGTGGCTAAACCAGGAGAGCAAGTAATGGCATACATCGTAATTAACGGTCGACTGGAAAGAATTCACCGAAACCGTTGGAATGGCAAAACTAACGCGGCGCAGATCATCGGCTCGCGCATCAATGAAAAGGCGAAGGCCGCACTCAAAGGCATTAAGGATGGCAATTGCAATATTACCGCCTGCCAGAAACCTGGCGCGACGTGGTGGAACATCAGTACGCGGGCCTACTATTGTGCGTATTGCGCCAGCGAAATCAATCGATGGAGCAAATACGATGATGGTGTCGAGATTTGCTTCTCGAACCGCGAAGATGGAGAAGCGGCGCAGGGGGACATTTGGAAGGCGCTGCGGGAAAAGCAGGTGGCATGAACACCAAGCAACGCAAAGCGCATAAGAAGGCGTTGGCATTTGAATTGAAGAACGGCGCCGACATCCGACGTGCGCAAGACAGAGCGCGCGCCGAAGAGATGAAAATCGATAGGGCATTCGACCAATTGTGGATCGAGCTGAAAGCAGAATTTACAGCCTACCTGAACTGGCGCAAGCAAGTGCCAACCACGTCGGCAGACCCTTGGTAATAGGAGAACGAAATGAACATGAGAGCGCAGCCAGCGGAAGCAGCGGCCAGGCAAGCAAAACGTCCAGCCTACGGCATGGGAAGTAGTCAGGAGCGTTTTTACTATAAGACGCATGGCAAGCCATTGATGAAAGAGCCTGTGCAGCGGGAGCCTGACTTCGATCATGTCGAGCATCTTTGGCTGTCTTGTTGGCTAAGTCACCGCTGACATATTGCAGCCACAGACCGGTTGCGACAATGTAGTTATCGAAACAAACAAGAGGTAAAAGAAATGCAAACCACAGTTTTCGAGTGGCGCGAAGATCGCGAGTTTGGCGGCGAGGGCTGGATACTCAAGGGCTTCCCAGACTTCAATGCAAGCCAGGGTATAGGCATCGCGCACGACACGCTTGAACACTTCGCCGGTGGTGACGGTAGCCTGAGTCATGAAATGTTGGCCTTTGGCTCGATGCTGTACATGCGCGGCGAGAGTGGCTGGTTTCACCAGTACGGAAATGCGAGAGGCGCTGCTGACAACATGGGCAGCGATATCGCCCGGTTCCTGGACGAAATGAGCTATCAGGACATGGGGCTGCGCAACCCAGGCAGAACATACGCATTGCGGGATGGACTCGAAGACGATTTGCAGGCGATTCTGACCAAAGGCTTGAGCGACGCGAACGAGAACGCCAGATACAACGGCAGTGAAGTCGCCACTGTTTTCACCCGCGATTACAAGATCGAATGGATGGCCGGCTGGATGAGGCGTGGTTACAGAATGTGTAAGAAGCGCTGGCCTGGCGCGAGCGCATCCGACATGAGCTGGCTATTCAGACAGATCCAACGCGATATCGATCGGCGCTTCAAGGAAGGTAATCACTACGAGGAACTGCACGTTCGCGTCAATCCAACGACACGCGAATTCCAAATCAACCGCCGCTATCAGGATGAGTGAGCCAACTATGAGCGAAACAATCACAACATTGGATGCGCGCCGCATTGCAAGCGAATGGCATGACGGCCAGGCAAGTGCGCTGTACGCCTTCGGCAGCTCCGGTACGATCATTTCAGGCTTTCTCGGTGAAGTGCGCCGCGCCTGCGCGATGGCAGAAACACAGAAGCAAATGGGCCAGCTTGACGCCGAAGCCTATTGGGAAATGCAAGACCTGCTTGCTTTTGCCGAGTATTACTCCGACTCGCGCTATTCCGACATGCCGGTGAGCTGACCATGACCAGAATAATCATGGGCAGCCGCAGGGGCGAGCAAATCGAAAACATCGATGTCGGCGAGGAAATGACAAGGTGCGGACACTGTGGCGGGCGAACTGGAATTGCAATTCAAAACGATGACGGTAGCCGTGAGGAGACTTGCCTGGGCTGCGGTCAGCGTTACCACGTCGAGGACGAGACCTTCGTCGAATGCCAACAGATTGCGGCGACGCTTGAAACCAAGCGGAACCCTGCCGGCGCCAACCACCCCAATTTTGGAACATTTTAGGAGAACGACCATGATTTTGAACAAACAAGAAGCTGCATTGGTACTCGCCGGATTGCGTTTGCTGCAATTTGATCTTGAGTACAAAAGGGAGAAGTGGCCCAAATTGTTTTTTCACATACTTGCCGAAGTCGAAGATACCGAAGGAATGATTGATAACATCGATCGCCTGTGCGAAGACAAGATCAACGTGGTGGCGGAGCCGGCCGATCTGGAAACAAAGGATGGCCGGATTGTTCGCCACATTCTAATTACCGGCAACCCGGTCGACGGCTTGCAGTTTACAGGCCCATTCAATTCTCAGGCAGAAGCGGACGATCAAGCCGAAGGGTATAGCGATACCGATTATTGGATTGCTGACCTACTTGGCCCGATGTAACCAGCCAATTCAGAGCCAAAGTCTGGTTGAGACACTGTAGTTATCGAAACCAGACAACGAAAGAAACGAAATGGGCGCACCTAGACCACTGACGTCCGAACTGATCGCAGAGATCGCCGAACACGCCGAAGCCAGCGGTGCCGATCTCAACGACATGATCCGCGCCTATCGACTCGGCGGAATGGATGCCGTTGTGAGCCACGGTTCCTTTGTGTCGATGCTGCCAATGCTTACCTTTAGGGCCAAATTATGACCAACGAACAACGCATTGAACTTGAACGGAAGATCGTTCGCCACCTGATCCGTGCCGCCAAAGAGGCCGGATGGAACGTCTGCAAAGTGGACGACGGCGGCGATGAACTGGTAACTGTCCGCAATGAGACTGAGGCGATGGATGCAATCTTCGCCGTCGACGAATCACGCCTGAAGTTCACCAACGGCACAGTCAATCACACCGTCCTGATCGTCGGCGGCAACGGCATCGACATCATCGCGGATCACTCCTATGTCGACGGTGACGCCGACGGCTTTGAGGCATTGATGAACAGGGTTGCCGCATACGTGGAAACACTGGACGAATAATTGAATAGGAGAAGCAACGTGGGAAAAATTGAAGTCAACAGTTACCTTTTCACCATGATGGCGATTGGCGCCATTGTTTTCTGGGGCGTGGTTGCCGTCTTCATCGGCGACATTCTTTGGTGGATTGTGCGCGCCGAAGTGATGCAGATCCACGCACGTATCGCCAACTGGCGTGATCGGAACAAGGTATGAAAATCAACACTCACTACTTCAGCCAACATATCAAGAAGTATCGCAGGCTGACAAAAAGCGAACAGCGCAAGGTGGACAGGCAGATTGAACATTTTGGCGCCTTGTACAATTTCGCTCCAACCGCCCGCCAGGCAAAACAGGTGATCCAGGAACGCCTGAACTATCTGGAACAGAACCGGATCTCGGAGACGATCTACGGCTTTTTCACCGAAATCTATGAGGTGGAGATTCACGCCGAAGGCAAGTCGAAAGAAGAGCAGGACGCGGCGCTACAACAGGCGCTCGCCGAACACCGGGCAGGCAAGTCGGTTGCGCTGTACACATCCAATCTGAGTAGTCAAAACGATAAGTAAGTTAACAAAAAGGCATGAGCGTTTATGCCTTTTCCATCGATTCGTAAATCCTCGGATAACTAATTGATTATAAACAACATTCTTCCAAGAAACGCGCATCCACTGCACAAATACTGCACGTCCCTTTGAGACCGAAATGAGCGTTTTTAAACCTGATAACGCTGAGCTACCGCAAGCGCACCAGATCACACCAGAAACGACGAACGCATGCAAGACGAACCGAACCGACTCAAACAAACAGAACCGCTCAAAACGTCTTTAAACGCATTTGGCAACATACCGCGAATTCGACCAAAGCCATACCTACCTTGCGACAATGAACTATCAAACCATGAAAGGGAAAACAATGCAGCCTGACCCAGAGCAAATCAGAATCGCCGATAACATGAACCGGGAATACCCAGGCATGAGCAGAGAGGATGCGCTGAATCGCGCAAGCCAAATCCTGACCGGTATTGCAAACCGAGCAAAAGGAATCCTAGAGCCTGATCGCCCGAATCCGTATCAAACAGCTATACCGCCGAAGAAGAACACGCCAGAGCAAACACCGATCAGAACCAATCCGGCCAGAGCTACTGTCGGTGCCAAAGACCTGTACCAACAAGGTATGATTGAAGCATTGAACCGATCAGGAGAGAAGTAAATGCAAGACGAACAAGATGAACCAGGAACACCACTACCGGAAGAGTTCACAGACCTGGCCGACCTACGTGAACGATTGAAGAAAGCAGGCATGCTGATTACCGACGCTATGGAAGCTAAAGAGCGGGAAACCGAACAGCAAGAGACACAGGCAGAAGAGATCAACGACTTCCTGACCCGCGTAACACCAAAGGAAGAACCAATCGTCATACCGTCGTTCAGGATCAAAACAGGGAGACTTGAATAGAGGGATATACGGGAGGGAAGATGCAAGGGGAAAGCGAGCGCCGGCGAGCGTGATTGCGTAGGGCTAGTCCTTGATCGGCAGGCCAGGCAATGAGAGATATGCGGGAGGGGAGGGCGCCTGGTGGGAGTGGGTATAAGTATGGGGAAAATAGGCGAGCGTGGTCGGCTTGTTCTTCGGCGCCTTCCTCCCAACTCTACTTACACATCACGCTCGGCAAGCCTCGCTCAACCACCCACCGCATCGATCGATCCTGCCACCCGCCAAAAACGCTCACGCTCACATCGCCGGCACAAATCACGTCTTACACATTGATTATAGTCGGCATCAGGCTACCCAGAAATCATTATTTACAGAAAGACAGAATTCATGGAAAAGCTCAAAATCGCCATTCCGCGACGCAAACGACGTGCCGGCGTGATGCCGACCAAGACCGAGCGCGACAAGTCGAAGGATCATCAGCGGTTGGGGAAACACAAGCAGAAACCGGATCACTTGAGGCAGGACTGACTTGGGGCCGGAGCCTGCTCGACTTGGGGTTACATCGACTTGGGGCCGGTTTGGTGTACTTGGGGCCGGAGGCTCTATCATAAAGTCTTATTAAAACCTTTAAACCTATTACTACTTACTTATTAAGGCGAAAGTATAAGATTCCCCCAAGTGATTTTCACCCCAACAATAGCGCGGCTCCAAGGCAACGACGGCGCCAGGCTTTTCATAAATTTCACGTACAGGCGGATCGACTCAAGCGGGCCTGCACGCGCTCCTCGGCGATTCACCGCTAGGCAGATACCGGAATCGTGCCGGGGCGACCGTCAGGCTGCTGAAATCAAGCCGAACCGGTGCCAAGACGCGATAGCTATACTGTCTTCACTCAAACAACACGCGACGACCATCATGAAGCCACTTCTGCTCACCATCTTGATACTGACAACCGGATCGGCATTTGCACGCGGCGGCCATTCAACATTACCAGGCGCCAAAATCGATGTCGTCCGATCCGACGCCGCAGTCAAGCATGCGGAATCGATCAGGAAGACGCGTCGTCAGGAAGAGCGCAATGAAAAGCGTCTTGAGAAGCTATTTGCCGCCCATTGACATAAGTCACTACTTACTTTAGTATTGCCGGTCACGGCAATATGACGTAAACGGCGAGATGAAACAAGCCACTTTGCAGCCTACATCAAACCATCAAACTTCAATTACTGCATCGGGTGATGCAGACAACCAGACAGGGAAGACATTATGAGTGCAATTGACATCGCCTACTACCGTAAGAAGATCAAGCAAATGGGCCGCTGGATTGGCGCGCGCTATTTGCGCAACAAGGGCATTTCGTTCGAGCAAGCCTATTTCATCATGTTCAACTGCCGGCCGAGGTATTAATCATGGCGCATCAGCTCTATCAACTCTACGCGGTGGCGTTTTATGTCGTTGGCGCCTTCGTATTGGCAGCAATTCCGGTCGGCGCCGTCTATGGCCTGGATTGGTGTCACCGGAATGGCAAGTTCGGTCTCGGCTGCCGGACGTTGGCTCGCATCACAAGGATGGCCTCAGTTCGCCATTATCCATAAGTCATGGGTGAGTTAAGCCGGCTGTGCCGGCTTCTCGTTGCCCGTGAGCTTTCCTCGGAATTGAAAACAGGAGTCCTAAATCGCCAGGCCAGCCTAACGCTAGCGCTGCATAGCGCTGAAGTGTTGGAGCGCTATAGCGCTGTAGCGTTTTAGTGTTAAAGCGCCACAGAAACACAGATCCACGGATTTCATCATTCCTACATTTGACCTTCGGTCTTCTGCGAATCAGCCTGCCGCCGATCACTGCTGCCTGGCATGGGTCTTCATACTTGAATCTATCGCAACTGATTGCGAATTAATTAACTCTTCAAGGAGAACATCATGTTTCATGCCTCAGTAGTCAATTCCATCAATGCTCACTTTGCCAATGCTGCAAAATCGTTTCACGCCGTCCAATCGATCGCCGTTCCAGCAACACCGGCTGACGACACCTATCTGTCCGACTATGACCCGATCGGCTACGACCACTTCCAGGAGCGCGCCGAGGTCGACATGCTGCGCGGCCGTCCACGTCATGCCAGGTCGATCCTGATGGATAGTGGCTCGTAATAGCGCAACGCTGCCGGTAACGCCTAAAAGCCGCCTATTCAGGCGGCTTAGTCATTAGCGCTGGAGCCTATGTGGCGCCAACCTTATCAGGAGTGGCATTCCTGCACACATAAGGCGGTTTGGTCAGTTCGGCATCAAGCGCTCGGATCGGCGCCTAAATGCGTCAAATCCTAGGATCGGTCGAAAATCCTCGGAATCGCCTACTGATATGAATGTGCAGGCGTGCATGTGCGAATATCATGCTTTTATTTGGAGCGTCAAGTGATTTTTACGTGTCCGCGTTAAAACAACATGCAAAAATAAATCACACAAAAGCATGAAAACATATTGCATGAGAAAATAAAGCATGAGACTATGTGTCTACTGTATCGCGTGATGCAGACAACGAGATAAGAAAGCAAATCATGACAACATCGACAACTAAAGCGCTGAGTGAAAAACAAATCGCCGCAAACGTAAAACGCGCCGCGACACTCGCAGCGAAGAAACTTGTAAAAGAGCAAGAAATCGCAACACTTGCCGCGCTCGAAGCATTGGTTCAACCTGAAACACTAGCAGCAATCGAACCTGAAGCGATTGAAGCAATCGCTGAAGAAACAAGCGAAGAAAAGCCCGGTTTTTGCGCTAAGTGGTTGATGGTCTTGAATTCGCGTATCGCTGAAGTGTATAGCAAGGACACAGAAAACGTGATTAAGTACATCACGAAATCGAGTGTTGCAATTGACAACACTGCATCAAAGCCACACTTTGCTGAAATCGCACGCACTATCATTGTTAAGTCACGTAATGCAGACAACAAAACAAACAAACGCGATTTTGTTGCCGTCAAAGTGCTGGTGAAAGTCGCACATATCATGTGCGCGCTCGGCCAAGGTTTGAAAAGCGAAATTGACAATCACACACAGATTATCGGCCACCAATTGCGCAAATTGATTTACTTGACGGCAATAACTGCAAAGGTAATTCAATGCAAACGCATTGTGTATGATGAAATGGATACAGTGCAACAAATCGACCTGAAACACACTGCGAACTACCGGGAGGGTACAGTATCAACACAGGTATCTAGTTCGCGCCAGGCTCTTGATATTCTCGGTATTTGCTCAATCGTCAAAGGCAAGAAAGATGATGTTATCTCATTGCAAGAGAACGATCGCCGCAATGATTTTGTTGCATTGTTCGCATAAGTCACGACTGAGTTAAGCAAGCGGGTAAAACCGCTTGCAATCAATCAAATCACTATAGGTTATACCATCATGTCAGATTTTTACTTTGTCGCGCTAATCGAAGTTTTAAACGAATCGCAAGACCATGCAAACGTATTGCGAGCGCGCGAACAGATCAAAGCGAACCGGGTGGAGGCGATCAAGCGCGCACAGATCAAGCAAAAAGAATATCTTCAAAGAGATTTCACAGTCATCGATAAGAAGTAACAAAACAATGTCAAGTGAGATAAATCATTAGTGACTTATACGCAACGCTTGACAGGTTGAATGAGGAAAGGGCTTGACGGGGCAGAGGAATGAAAGTCCTAGAAGGATTCAGGCCCCTTGGTGGCCCTGCCTTCCTCGTTCCGACCCTGGAAATGAGACCCTTATAGAAATTCCGGGAAAATCCGCCGGAGACTCCTTATAGATTCTTGCCGCGTGCTAACATCTATCCGCGCTTTGCTCACTGACCCGCAGCCACGGAGAAAAATGATTATGAAGCTGTTTTCAATATTGTCGGTACTGGCAACGCTCCCAATTCTTACCTCTTGCACAAAGCAACACGATGAATTTGTCGGCACCTGGGGCAACGAATGGATGGGAGGGACGGTACATTTCGTCGTAACCAAAGATGGCAGCGACTCATTTATCGTCAAAGAGGTGCTTTTGGAAAATGGGGCCATAATTTCGACGAGCGTGGGCAAGGTCGTTAATGATCAACTTGTCTTGAATGATGGCACCGGACTGTTTGGTAAGTTTGCCTACTCACCCTCGGAAAATGCATTGGTGGTTATTAATCAGCCGACTTCACCAATCTATCGTCGTGTAGCCACATTGACCGCGAGCGACATAAGCAACGCAAAAAAAGAGATCGACGTAATAGTAAAGCCAGCTTTTGTTGCAACTGGAACAGCTTGTTCGACAAACTTTCCAGGGGCGCCCGACATCAGCAACGCAGTCCTTGGGTTGCCTTCAGCGTCAAGTATGTCTGGCGCGTATATTGATTCTGTTTTTACCGGAGGCACTGAATCTGAGCCGACAATAACAGTCACCTTTAAAACGATTGGAAATGCGCTCCCTGCTGGGCGAACCTTGGTCTATAGAGGAGTTTGTTCGACGACAGGTCTTGCGTGGACGGTTAGCGGCACTGGATTGGAAATATTGAACGCGAAGGGGTAGACATGACGATGAGAACCTATACTTGGTATCGATGTACTTGCGGCCATCGTGGTGCCGTGGTCGTCAGCGAAAACGACCAGCCTTACTCCAAAATGTGGGAAAGTACGAGCTTGAAGGAACTCGCCGGCACATCTGAACACCCTGTTTGCCCCAAGTGTAAAGCCGTCCTGTCCGCATCGAACATCGAACACGAATAGGGAAATGCCATGACGCGCTTTATTATCTACAGCATCATATATTCTGCAATTTTCTGGCTCCTCTTCCCGCCTGGTGACAAGTCCTACGCTATCGTCGGCGGACTGCTAGTTGCGGCGGTGTCGATAGGCGTCTCGAAGCTATTCAAAATCGGCAAATGACGCAATGCGACGGCTCGCTCAGTCAGCCTCTTGTATTCCCTCATGGCCTCGCCCAACATAAGCAGCGGGCCGTCGCCATACCAATCCTCGGTACAAACGGAGCATCCGAGAAAAGCCCCAGGATTTCCGTCGACTGACGCCTCTTGTACGATCACCACGGAATAGCCATTAACTTGCGGAGTGATCGCGGTCAATTTTCGATTCATGTTCAATTTCGGTGTTTCCTGAGTTCCGCACATCAGCAGCCAATCCTTCGCAAGAAGAAATAATAGACCCACATTACCAATAACAATAGCCCGTAGATCAGAGTGGGCCGGACGCGTCGCGCACGATAGGATCGTATTGCCCCAACCACCAGAAGACCCAATATCAGTATCCCGGTAAGCGGAACAAAGATATCGGACATGTCGTCGCTTTCGGTTGGAAGATCGCAAAACGTCGTTACCTTGCCGTCATGAACCTCGCCCTCGAAAGCGTCGTATGGTGAGGTTGTCCCAATGAGTATAAGCAGCGCCACCAATAACGAGTATATTGGCGCGATTAGGGCCATTAAGAATTTACGAACTTTCATATTAGATTCCCAGCAACCCTGTTACTTCCATGCGATGCTCCATCATTGACCTACCGTATGATGACCATTCGCGCTTCAGCGTATCTTTCGGTGAGGCCATTGAGTCTTTCAAATCCTTTATTGAGCGTGCCGTCCCTCGGTTATAGCGAATCCCCGCCACCATAAATTGCTCATCAGTAAGTCTGCGTGTATTGGCTGTTGGGTAGTCACGCAAAATCGTCTGCCGCAGGAACTTCGCTACAACGTCGATATTGAACACATCAGTTTCAAGACAGTCAGTCAGCTCTCCTTGCTGCTCACGAGTTAATGGCGCACCTTTGTAACCCATAGCCGATAATGCATTCCTTAACTGAATCTTGATCGCCCCTTCAGACGTTGCCATTGGATCACCCGTTCCTGGTACATACTGACGCAGAGGCAGGGCGAAATGATGTTTAATGTAAGGAGCCTTTCCACCAGCTTCATTGTAAGCGACGCACCCGAGAAGATCGGGGGGTATCTGCTGCAAATTTGCCGAATAAAGTATCCGCAATTTGTTATAGGACACCCACGCCCTTTTATACGCCCATATTTGCTGCATGCCGCCATGTGTATGTAGCCATTTCCAGTTTGGCGTAGCCCTCCCCGAGATCATTTGCCAAGTTGTCCATTTCGGAAAATTTTGCGGGGTGTACGTACAAAATTGGTTCGAGTCTGCCATTGTCGTTTAACCATCGAAAGTAAAATTTTCGCTATTATACTTGGCTTTTCGACAATTGTTCACCTGTCATAAATGACAGGCTGCAATACACTGCCGCCGCAGATCGTTGCAGCACAAGCCGGCACGCACTTTCGCCATTACTTGCGCGTATATCAGAAACGCAATACAATGAAGCCTGACAGAAGTGACGCACGGGGTCGTTCCCCTATTAAGGTTTCATGGAGTCCGCACTGTACCACCGTCTTCCAAAGGATAGGCTGCCTCCCTAACGAAGAGGAGAATACCGGTTCGAGTCCGGTCGGTGGCGCTTTTACAATAAGGCAGGGCCGCATCCAGCAATGGGCGCGTTTCGTTAATCCCTAGATCAGTGGGGGCTTGCCGAATAAATTGATCAAGTTGACAGGGAAAAATGCATTCCGTGGTGGTGACTACTGCAAACGGAGGCAAGTCGTATAGTTATGCTTTTCCAGGGCGCCCTTCTTAACCGGAGGGCGCTTTTTACTTTCTGGCAACGCTATGCTCGCTCGCGTCACACAATTCAGATATCGGGGCGTTCGCCGATCAGACCATGACATCACCAATGACCCAGGCGTTGTTGGCAAGGTTTCCCTTTATTCCGTCGCAAACTACCTCCAGATGACGGTCTGCGACCCGAATGACGTTGGCATAGCGCACCTGTTGCTACCCGCCTTGTTCGAGCCGGTCGTCTTCAACATCATCAATGGCGGCATGCTCTTTCGCGGCTACCAGCGCGAGGGTGAGGGCAAGCACATGCCAACATACTTCCAGGAGTGGCGTGTCGAGCCACTCCCACGCTAGGCGCCCATAATACCGATATTATCCGCTCCTTAAATACGTTTACACTGAAATACAGAAAGGCGCATAATCGTCTTTCCTCATTATCGTAAATGCAGAAATGGAGAAATGATGATATTTGGAATCCTGAACCAAAAGGGCGGCGTCGGCAAGACCACGCTATCCGTCAACCTGGCCGCATCATTGGCCCGCAATGGCAGCCGCATCCTTCTGATCGACGCCGACCCGCAGGGGAGCGCCCTGGATTGGGCGGCGGCGAGGGCCGAGGGCGCAGAAGTGACTGCCTTGTTCTCGGTGGTCGGCCTGCCCCGGCCATCTGTCCACAAGGAGATCGGGGCCTTGTCGGCCGGCTACGACCATGTGATCATCGACGGCCCGCCGCGCGTGACCGACCTGGCACGATCGGCCATGATGGCGTCGGATGTGATCGTTATACCGGTGCAGCCAAGTCCATACGATGTGTGGGCGGCTGCGGAGGTGATAAAATTGGTCAAAGAGGCTTCTGTATATAAGGAAGCACTGAAATCATGTTTTGTGATAAACCGCAAAATCGCAAATACTGCGATCGGTAGGGACATTGGAGCCGGTCTGGCGGCTTATAGCACGCACGTACTAAATGCGGCAGTCGCGCAGCGTGTCGTGTTCGCTGAAGCGGTTGCGCAGGGCAAGTCAATTTTCGAGATTGACGAGCGCGGGAAGGGCGCCAGGGAGATCCAAGACGTCGCAGACGAACTCATAAAGGGGTGGTGAAATGGCAACGGGCGGCAAGAAGGTTGTAATCGGGGCGAAACCTAATGTCGCCCGAACGCCAGACAATTGGGTCGACGACAAAGCATCGTCCGACCCAACCAAGCGGCTGACACTGGACATACCGGTCGAGTTGCACCGGAGGATCAAGGCCGACTGCGCGGTAAAGGATGCCAGTATGGTCGAGGAGATTACTAAGCTGCTGGAAAAGCGCTGGCCGAAGTGACTACATGTGGCGAGAAGCATTTGATGAAGTCCCGGCTCATTACTGCAAGTCGAGGGTCAGGGCATTCGCCATCGTTTCAAACTTTGCCTGCTCTTGCTCATCGGCACGAGTGCCGGCGGCGTCCATTGCCGTCATCCATTGCGCAAGCATTGCCTTGGCTTTTGGACGAATGGCATCTGACTGGAAGAAGCCGAGGATGTGCCCAGCTTCGAAGTCCCGCGCCCGCTCACAACTGGCCGGCAATAAGTTGTGACACATGCGCAGGTCGTTTCGCAGAACTTTGATCGCAAGCCGCTGCTGGTCGACGGAATCAGCCGCCTGCGTTGACGCAGCGCACAGCGCTAAGATGCCTACTAGAATTGCCTTTTTCATACTCTCTCCAAAGTTGAGGCGAATTTTACACTGACGGGTTGCCACCAGTCATCTTTTCAAGCCACTCACGCTGCTCCGGCGTGAGGCTCTTGAGTTTCGCCAGGAGCGCCTTGTCAACACCGCCGCGCATGTCAACCTTCTCTTCGCGCCGTCGGGTAAAGTAGGTATCCATTTCGTTCATGTCGGCATTGTCCAACATGACCTCGACGACTTCGCCCTGGCTGATCTTGTACTTCTTAGCCAGCTCGGCCAGGTTGCGCTGGTGTGGCTTGCTTGTGGTGATGGTGAAGCGCGCCGTCTGGTCTTCATCTTGCATGATAAATTCTCCCGTGATTTTCATTCGCATGCTTATTATAGCGCATGAAAAAAGCGCCCGAAGACGCTTTGTGATTGACGAGGGGTATTAACTGATGGCGGCGTTGAAACCAATCTTGGGATCATCGTCTTCTTCCGGCGGCCCTTGAGCCAGCAGCCCGAACGGCAAGCGCTCGATCAGCAGCGGCAAGACCAGGATCACCAGCGGATTGTGAGTCACGTACAGCGCCCCAAGAACGAAGAGCAGGATGGCTACATTGAAAAATACACCATGATTCATAGGCTCTTTCTGATAAGTTTTCGGTGACTTACTTTACGCGAAAACTGACAACTTGTGTATAAGGGTTCGTTGATTTCTGATAATATTACGCCACATTAACTTTGTTGCAGCTTCCACCATTTGGCCGTCTGGTCTGCTAAGTCAGGGATTCAGGGGCGGGAATATGACACTCATGGCCGACGAGTGCCCATTATTGCCTGCGCTCGGCAACCGTTTCGTAAAGCAACTTCAACCCTCCGGGTTGAAAACGCTCTTTAGAAACGGTGTATAAAAGTGGAGAAGTGTATGAAATTCAAGGTTCTGTATCAAGTCAACGATGAGTTTGCAACTGACGTGATCGAGTCTAGCGTTATAAGTGGTCAGGCGTTTGCCGAAGCTATGAAGCCGCTATACGAGAGAGCGGGGGTCGAATTTCTAGGCGTGGTATCGGTCGCTGAGATAGATGTTGATGTTTGGTAAGTAATAATGGGCCGGGGTCAAACCTGGCCCATTTCCATTTTAGCGTGGGGCGGGTCTTGTCCATTGGGCAAACTTGGCCGGCAATGTTATGCTCGGATGGCCCGCACTTTGCGGCACAGCGAACACTGAGTAGGCACGCATGAATAAAATGACTGAAGCGGCGAGACTGGCGTGGCAGGAGGCTTATTTCGCGAGAATTAATTGGAAACATCACCTGCTGGATATTGCGAAAATGGCTCTGGCAGACTTCGAGCGCGATTTGGACAGGGATCATCAAGATAAGCCTCGCTCAACAATCATCAGTGAGGAGGTTGCAAAAGGCTTGCATGACGACGCGAAGAAGGTGATATGGGGTGACTCAATTTGCGTTAGCTTTGGCGCGAGACCAGTGGCAGGAATACCGGTGGTTTCTGTCAAAAGACAATCCACAATAATGTCAGAGGATTGCGCCTCATTGGTCATTTCGCAATTTATCTCGGGGTCTGTCTTTGCGATGATTTATCCGCCCTGTTCGGAA